AACAAGATCGTCTCTTTGTCTTGTATGTCTGCCCAAAGAAAGAACACCAACTAGTTCCTCTGCATGATATAAACCAAAAAATTGATAAGCTAGGTTATTTGAACCCTGTATATGATATTCTTCACAGAAATTTTTACCAAGATCATTATCAATTATTTTTATATCACATTTTCTTGCATCAATTTTTTGTTTATTAAGATGCAAAAGGCTTTTTAAAAAATTTTTAACTTGTTTGTTTCTTGTTGTCCATTCATCTGAAAAAATGACAACAGTATGTTTGTCAACCATCATTTTATTGCGCTGTTCATTGTTATCTTGATTTGTCTTAATAATATTAACAAAACATATTGCTATATCTTTTGTTATTATTAAATTTTCATTTGTAAAAGAAACATTATAACTTGCCAGAAATTCTTCTATTGTTTCAAATTTTGTTTTTGAAATAACCCAATTTAAAAATTTATCTTTATCATAATTATCATATTTTTTTAGATTATCTTCTTCTGACAATGCTCTTAAGTTATCAATATGATTAATAAGACTTAGATCATATATTTTATGATCTATAAAAGCTTGTACGGGAAATATATGATCAACATGCCATGCTTTATTTTCCAAACCAAGTTCTTTTACTTGTTGCATAATTTTTTCTTTTAATATATTTGGATGATATTTTAATAGTCTTTCGGTATTTGCAGACTTTTGACCATTTTGTTTAAATAGACATCTATTGATAATGTTTCCCAATCGTTTGCGAATTATTTTTCTATTTCTTACTTCTGCTCTATCAGCATTCCACTTGTAACAATTTTTACCACTTTTCTTGTTATTACCACAAATGCGACAATTTTCAATTTTATTGAAATTGAAAAGACCAGTTTTTGACATATTGCCGCAATGGCAAACGTATTCAATATATGTTCTATCATTATCTTTGTTTACAAAAGATCTTATGAATTTAAACTTTTTTGTTTCACATCGTTTTTTTAATTCTTCATCTGTAACTCTATTGCTTTCTGCAATCTTTCTTGCAGTACATTGATTGCATCTAGCTCCAGCTTTAATTGATGTTAAAGATATTACATCTTTTACACCGCATGAACATAAAAATTTCATAGGCGTATTATTGCTTGTGTATTCTTTTTCAAGAAGGACACAACCATTGTCTTCAAACACAGTTTTTACTTGGTCGTATGAAAACTTAATATTACCAGCACAGAATCTACAACCTTGACCTCTTTGAAAATTATTCCATGTAATTGTTGTTGCGTGACCATTGCCGCAAATAGCACTAATCTTAGTTTGTGAATTAACATACTTATCGGCAAGTGCTGTCCACCCACGATTAGCAAACTGATCTCTAACATACTCGATTGTAATCTTTGACATGATGTTCTCCTGTTGAATCTATTATAACACAGACTCAATTCAAATCAAGACGTTTTACGATAATAAAAAAACTTTTAACTTTGTACGACAGTTTGACTGTTTCTAACTTAGTTAAATATAAAAAGAAACCGCTTGGAAACAAGCGGTTTCAGTAAAGTTAGACGTTATGAAAAAATCATACTCTAAAATTGGCTATTGATAATCTTGCGTAGAATTTAGCACCTTCGCGTAATAACTTTTTTCCGTATCGAACAAGCAAACCACGTCTTGGGCAGAAGGACTCTGGGTCGAGTACAACTGGGGTCTGGGTGAGTGGAACGTATGGGCAGTAGAAGTAACCGCTGTCCATGTAGCTGTCGCCCTTATAACCCATAAGCAACTGGTTGCTTGGGAAGAGTGGATCTTTGTATAGACGATAACGGTTAGCGACCGTACCGACATATTGAACGCCGAGTGAGCTTGTGAAGGTCTCAGAAGGAGCAGGAGCGAAACCAGCGGTTGCTGTTTCGAAGATTGAAGCAACTTCAGGTGAGGTCACGATGAAGTTTGCGCCGCCACGGAGGGTCTTTCTGTGGATGACGTTAGAAACTTCGATGATCTTAACATAAAGGGCTTCGTACTTTTCCTTGATGGTCTGACCGATTGCAGTTGAGAAGTCCCAAGCTGAAACCGTACCTGCGTTGTTACGAAGGTCACCAAGAACTTCACGGTCGATTTCGAGGTTGATTTCCTGTGCAAGAACAGCGGTCAACTCAGCTTCAGCATCAAGATTGTGCTGACTACGGAGATCCTGCTGTGCTTCATAAGACCATACAGCCTTGAGCTTACGGGTCTTAGCAACGATATCTTCTGATTCAATTACGAGATTGATTTCAGGAAGATCCTGATTGCACTCCATATTGTACTCATAAGAGATTGTGCAGTTGTTTGGACCGGGTGCATTATCCCAAGTGAGTGTGAATTCGCCAGTGGTAAGATCGATGCTACCAGCTGTTGCTCTGTTAGTAGGTGAACCGATTGCGGTAAAGCTGAAGGTGCCGTTTGAAGAGACAACGAATGTCTGAACAGCGGTTGAACCATCATAGACAGTACCAGTGATGGTGCCTGCGAGGATTGGAGTGTGTTCAAGTGGGCTGAATACGCTATTAACATCTGCGCCTGCATCGGTGCTGGTTGATTCGTTGTTAATAAACTGTGAAGAATAATAAACATCGAGGTTAGCAGTACCATCAGCAAGCTGCTGGAGTGAATTAATATCGTCTCCGGGGAAACCACCGTTGTTGCTAGCTCCACGAACGCTACCCTTGTTGGAAGAATAACGGAAACGGAGATAGTACACCAAACCAGTTGGTCCGAGTAGTGGCTGAACGCTTACAATCTTGTTAGCGATAAGCTGTGGGTAAATTCTGCGCACGAGAGGAATTGAAATCCTCTTGAACTGTGCGACATCTGCGGTGTCGGTTGACACTTCGTTAAATAGCTTTTCTCTTTCGAGCATTAGGCGTTGGTTCTCAAGAAGCACTGCGGTTGCAGCACGGGTATGAGTATCTTCGATACCCCTGAGAAGACCAGTTTTTGCCCAACGGCTCTCCAGTTCTTTAGCTTCGTTCAAATAAGTTGAATTGAGACTCATTGTAGTTACCTTTCTTTATTATAAAACTTACTTAGATTTCTTGACTCCTGAAAGAACGAGAAGATCGTTGTCCACATTCGCTGAGTTTGATTCAGAAATAACCTGAACATTCTCAGTTACTAACTGACCTCTCCCGCTTGCAACTCTTGCTTTCATACCACGCTCTTTCTGCTCACTGATGACTCTTCTTGTGCGATCAACACGATGTTCACCAATGACTTCAGAAGCTCTACGAACACTTTCATTCAACTTCGTATTCTCGGTTGAAAGACGAATGTTCCTTGCTTCCATGATTCTTAGCTGACCCTTAAGATCTTCTGTAGACTTGCGAGCTTCTTCAAGCTTGCCGGAAGTTGAGAAGAATTGTTCATCGCCAGCGATATAATCAGAAGCGATATTAACGATCTTATCGAGTGCAACTTTGTGTTCAACAATACGAGGATCAGCAAGAAGATCTCTCTTCGCCTGCTCGTAAATTTCAACACCCTTGACTTGAAGGAATTCGTCAACCTTGTCAACGATATATTCTTTCATTTCTTTAAGCTTACCATCATACTCTTCGTATAGGTCGCTTTCAACGCTATTCTTATTGCTTCTTTCTGCAAGAAGCATCTGATAAGCTTCTTCGTAACCTTCTTCAAGAGCGTTCTCAAACTCAGCCTTCTGAGTTCCGATTCTTTCCTGAAGGTCATTAATGATAGCATAAGCTTCGTTATAACCATGGTAGGCGGTCTTTTCAGCCTGAGAAAGTTCATTTGTAAGCTGCATATAAGCTTCTTCTAAGTTCTTATTATATTCAGCTTCCATTTCCTTCTTAGATTCTTCTAGCATCTCGTTAACAGACTGAGCAACTTCGTTGATATGCTCTGCTGGAAGAAGTTTCTTTAATGAATTGAAAATCTTGTTCATCTCACAGTCTCCCTATTATATTACTGGTTTTATTCTTAATTAGCCCGCCTAAACAAGCTATTAATGCGTCCTTATTAACAGTATGTATGCTTCTGCTTTCATTTTTTGTGGAAAAATTACTAGGATTATAATTTTCTTTAGTAATTTTCCTTTGAAATGCCTGATAAGTTGAAGGATCTGCAACTGCGTCAAATGTAATGAGCTTGTATGATTCTGTGATCATCAAGATACCTTTATCATTTGTTGACCCGTTGCCGACACCTCTGGATGAAATTCCCACACGGACACCATCGTTGATAAGAGCTTTGAGGATCTTACCATGTGGAGTGTTAAGAATTTCTCCTTCTCCCATCAAGGACTTGCCTTCCCACCATAATTTTGTTACGACATGGGAAGCTTTTTCAAAGTGAATAATGGAATCAGAGGGATGATCTAATTCACCAACCAAACCTCTTGCGCTAACGCATTCCACTAAATCGTGCATATTTTTGTCTAGCACATCATAACTGTAACATCTGTTGTTTTTATTTATTTCATCGGCTTGTTGAAATTTACCACGGAATCTGGTGAGTCCGCTAGTTGCAGACTCATTCAAATTCATATGAATACCGCCGTTGGAACAGCAATCTACAAGTAGCATACTCACATCAACCCCTTTCGCTGCCTTTAAGCAGTTTGAAACTATGAGCCAATGTCATTCCATTTGAAGGAATGTAAGGATTTTTTAACTTGTCCCAAGTTCCGGGACCATCATTGTAACCAAGAACATCGCTATCTGAATCAATAGTCTTTTCTCCATGAATCTTATAATCGCCAGCCTTGGGAACATAAGGATTCTTGACATTTGGGTAAACATCAGAACCATCATGAGTCAAATAACCCTTCCTAAGATCTTCAACACCTTGCTTGTCGTAAGATTTGCCATCACTAACGAATGGTGATCTTGTTGAAGCATACTTGCCGGGACTTCCGTCAATTTTGCCGTATCTTGACATAGATTCGATATCACCTGTTACAGTGTTACCAACTTTATCAGACACATGCCAATCGCCACTCATAGGAAGATTAGCGGCAGCTTTAAGCATAGCAGCTGCTTCTTCAAGAACATCAATATCGAAAGCTTTCTTGCCAGTTAGCGCATTTTCAATATCGCCCATATAACCAGCAATTTCGTGCTTAATGGAAGCATCTCCGAAATGTTCAGCAAGACCTGCAAGACTGTTAAGTGCTTTGTAAGTATCTTCAAAAGCCATCTTTTCGGTCTTTGAAACTTCGTTAAGCTTGTCAACCATGATTTCAGAAGCATGCTTGAAGCCTTCGTAACTATCAGATTCAAACATGTCAGCTATTTTAAAGATCTGATTGACTTTATCTTTATATGTTTCATAGCATGTTCTTAGAACACCTTCAGCTAAGAACACACAAGAATCATCATCAAAGTTCTTTACATTTTCTCTAACTAAAGTGTCGCTAATTAGCCTAGCAAGTTCACCTTCAGTAAGGTACACAACACTTGGGAAAGCAGCTGCAACATTTTCAATAGTTTCTTGAAGTTTAGATGAATCGCTCATAGCGTTGCACTTCTTCATGTCTTTGCAAGCAAGACCCCAGTGAGCATTATGAGCAAGAAGTCTCATAAGATCTCTTTGGTGCATTACATCTGTATTAAGCGTCTTCCAATTGAATGAAAGAATCTTAGCTTCATTCTTAATTTGTGAGCGAGGAATAGCAACAGTAATAACATTACCAAGCTTGTCTTTAACAGTTTCGCTCAAAGTTGGAGCGCCAAAAGTCCTAAAATCAACATAGTCAAGAACATTCTTGGAAACAGTTGCCCATTCTTTAACAACCTTAGCATTAGCTTTTTTAGCAATAAATGCCATCTTATTTGAAGAATGCTTTTTGACTAATTCTTCACGTTTGTCATCTTTCTTGCCTTTATTGCCTTTTTTGCCTTTCTTGGCTGCCTTCTTCTTGAGATAGGCTGCAAGCTGAGGAGGCATCTTGCCTTTATGCCTCTTAGATTCGTTGATTACACCTTCTTGAAGATTTACACGAATGTAAGGAAGGCTAAAGTAATTTGAAAACAAATCACTTGCATTTTCTTTGTTATCATCAAGAATGGAATCAACCATTCTATCAATGATATTTTTGCCTTCATTAATTTGAGAAGTCTCATCAACAACCAATTCTTCGATATTTTCAAGCAAAAGCTTGGAATCATCTATGATATAAGTTGCGTGAACAAGTGTACCTTGATCAGTGGCAAAAGTAGCTTCGTTTTCAGTGATACCAAACAAAGCAATATTGTCTTTATCAAGAGCTTTGGCAATAGCATCAGCAGCTTCATTTAATTCTTTTTCAGCTGTCTGGAGAAACTTGCGCTCAATCTGCTTGAAGACATCATAATCGATGAGTTTTCTCTTCATTTTTTACTCCCCAAAAAAAACAATGTTAAATAACATAAAGTGAGAATTTTTTTGAATCCTAACTCATATCTATGCAGAAGCATTTAAAA